AGAACTGGCTGCTGCTTTGTGTCGCCAGTTTGAGGGGTTTAGGTCTAAGCCTTACCTATGCCCCGCTAACGTGGCTACGATTGGCTACGGGTCAACCTACTATTCAGACGGGCGCAAAGTGACCTTAGAAGATGCCCCTATGGATGAGCCTACAGCAAGAGCGCTGCTGATGGTGGAACTTGAGCATACTTATTTGCCAGGCGTGTTGCGGCAATGCCCCATCCTTGCAACTGATGAGCGCAAGTGCAACGCCATCGTGGACTTTGTTTATAACCTTGGGAATGGGCGACTCCAAACTTCAACCCTCAAGCGTAAGATTAACGCAGGGGATTGGGATGGCGCAAAAGAGCAATTGATGCTGTGGACAAAAGGCGGGGGTAAGGTTTTGCCTGGTTTACTCAAACGCAGACAAGCCGAGTGCAGCCTTATTTCTTAGCGTCTTTGATAAAACAACCAAAACTGCCGATTGTGTCCTTGCCAAAGGGAAGCGGCTCTATGCGTTTTGCGTAATCATCAAGGGCATCGTTCCAACCCGCATCGTAAGCAGCGCATACAGCGTCTATAGAGGCTTCTTGAGCGCCTGTGATGCGTAGCAAGTTAATTAAATCATCCTTGGTCACTTTGAGTCTCAATTAGTTTAGCTTCTAATGGTGCGCCAAGCATTTCAAGAAAACAAAGCTGACACCAATGACCCTCATGCCCTTGAATATCACTTGAAATGACATGAGCGTGTTCACCATGCTTGGGGCAGTTAATTACCCATTGTGTAGAAGTTTCCATTTTTATCCTTTAGTTGACTTTAATTTGTTCTCTTTGATGCTTGCCTATTTTCCTAGAAAGCCAGCAAGATTGGCAAATCCATTTGTGTCCCATGTCAACCCCGCCCTCTGGAGGTTTGATTTCATCACAATTATTACAGGATCGTAATTTGTGAACTGGCTGGTTGCTGTTAAGACTCAATGGTGTCATTTTAAGTTTCATTGTTGAATTATTTTCATTACACGTTGTGAGCGCCCTGATCTAGCCTTGCGCTTTTCGCCCGTATCCTCAATAAATCCTTTGCGTATCAATGGCGCAAATCTAGGTGAAATGGTTTGCACCCCGTGATCAGGAAAGTGCATCATTACTTCATCAGAAGTGCATCCATTTGGATATTGTGCAACCACTTCATAAACCATTTGCTCTAGCCGTGTAGAATCAATTGATTCCGCGGCTTCCATGCTGGTGATGGGGTCTGATGCTCTGGCCATAAATTTTGGCTCAGAGCCAAAGATAGATTCAAATACTTTACTGAATGTCATGTTTATTCCTTAAAGGTGGGGGTACTAACTGCTCGTCTGCAAGCTAGGAAAATCCTTTGCACAGCTTTCCCCCCGTTAATCAAAAATCAATGTCATCGTCTTTTGGAAAGCCTTGATCTTCTTTAGGCTTTGGCGTATTTAGGTAAGCCCAACCAGACCAGCCGCCATCCATCAAGGGAATGGTGTCTAGCTTCAGCATAGGCCCGTTCTTGGTTTCAAGAACTGATCCAATGTTTGTGTAACGTGATTTTTCCACACCATCTTTGTTTTTGTATTTACCCGAAACAACGGTAATTTCGTAGAGTTTAGACATTTTTAATTTCCATAAGTTGAGCAATTTTGATGTCAAGTTCATTTAAGAATTTGACGATTTCATCTTCCATTAGTCTGATATACATATTGTCCCGAGGAACACGTTTAACAAACAATTGAAGTTCCTCTGGCAGACGATTGTCAAACGACACAAAGTCACACCATTCACGGTCTGTGCAAGCCATTTGGAATTGCATTTGCGTGTTGTATTTGCCCGGCACAGTTTGACTTAACAAAGTTTCAATGTGTGTGGCCGTATTTGGGCATTTGATTTCTAGTAATCCATTGTCCCCAACAAGCCCGTCAGGGGACGCACCAGCCATAATGATTGATGGGTGAGGCACAAACCCCACTTCATCAACTAAAACGTCTTTGAGCGACTCATAAGCGGCTCTGGCAAGGGGTTCTGTGTCTGTGCCATGTTGCATTGCGGCAGACGTAAAGAATTCCTCACGTTGACCCGTTAGGCGTTCACACACCAACTGAGCCATGTAGTTGTCGCGGCTGGCTGAGTAACCTGATTTGGTTTTGGCAAGCACATCAGCCACACGGGATGCTGTGACTTTACCAATTCGTGCCGCAAACCATTGGTCTGAGCGTTGTTCAATCATTTCAATCATAGTGGTGCATCCTCATAGTTATCTGGGTTGAACTTGGGGCGCTTTGTCCCCTTGTCCTGTGGGTTTGGGAATGGTGGGAAAGGCCACATCACAGTTTTGCCTTTGCTTCATCTTTGGCGGCAATGACTTTGATCTGCCAAGCCTTGTCCCCATCACAAGCTGAATAAGCTATTTTGTAAGCCAACTTCAATTCATCTTGCGTCTTGGCGTTGTGGATGGCTAAAAACAAGTCTGTCATGCTATTTGGGTCAATGGTTGACTCTGGTTCATCACCTTGAGGAATATCATCACCAGCGTAGATGTATAGACCCAAACCATGCAAGCTGAGTGCCTTGGTCATACAGCGCATGATGGCGGTGTTGACTTGGAAAGCATCAGGGCTTTGAATGGCTTTGTTGCGGTGATCCATGACGGGTAACTGGCAAGTCATTGGCTTGTCAAACATGGTGACTGTGACCCACACCATTGCTGTGCCGTTAATGTCCATGAAACACTTGTCGCCAAACATTTCTACTTTGAACGTGGCTTTAGCGTCAGCTATAAGTGCTTCAGCCCATGCCCAAGCCCATGACAGATAAGTCAGATTGGCTTTCTTTTCTGTATGCTCATTGACATTCAGTTTAAGTAATTCTTGGACGTTCATGTTTCTTCCTTTAAATAAGCCGTGAGGCGTTTGATTCGGTCTGAGTGATAGTCACCCATGCGCTTGGCATATTCTTGTGCGCTAAGAGCCTCTAATAGCTTGCGTTGTGCCATTTCAAGTTCTTTAGCCGCCAGTTCTTTGGCTGATGGCAAGCGAAAATAATCTTTTAGGTGTTCAATCATTAGCCTCTCCAAGCCAACATTACGCCAATGCCGCCAAAAATGATGATGGCAAGCGTCCATTCAACAAGGGTTTGAATAATCTTAGATTTCATTTTGTTCTTTCAACATACGAGCGTGGTGAATCTTGGTTTCAGACATGATGTGTTGAAATTCAGATAAAGGCAGATCACAAGAAATGTCATCACCCTTTAAGTTAAAGATAAACACATCGTAGATTTCCGCTGAGTTGTGGTCATGCGGCATATTGATTTCTGCGGGGTAGTAGTCATAACCAACTTTGACGTTCTCAAGCGTTGTGCCGTTGTCATAAGACACAACGTCATCAAAGTAATAGTGGAGTTTGAATTCAGTCATTTGGTTTCCTTAAAAGACCCGTTAGGGCATACATGGGGCCGAAGCCCCAATTTGATTACTTGTTTTTTAATGGTGAATTGGCTTTAAAGTCATAGCCAATACTTTTTAACTCTTTGGTGGTTTCAGCAAGACTCATGTTGCTTACTTGTTGAACAGGGTAACCAATGTTAAGTAAAGCCTTGCGTTGGGCATTTGCCAAAGTAACCATCCAGTTGCAGTTCATCATTTTGATTTCCTTAAAAGACCCCGAGAAGTTCAGGGCATGGGTGAATTGTATATCAAACTAAACACACAACAAGACTTTTTTATTAGGACTTTCCCTAATGTTGTTTTTATGCAAATGGTTAAATGTTTATTTTGATATACTTGCCAAATGGACAAACAAAAGGCTATCACCCTTGCTGGCTCACAGAGTGAACTAGCCCGCATCTTGGGCATTACTAGGGCGGCAGTACACCATTGGAAAATCATTCCAACAGGCCGTTTGTATCAATTGATGGTGTTAAAACCTGAATGGTTTGACAACAAATAAAAAATGTGCTTATAATTTAATCGTTGCCGTGAGAAGCGACTTGATGAAGCCACTTAATTCTACTCTCGCCCTTGGTATTTGCCGCAGGGTTCTCACCGAGGGTAGAGCTAAGTGGCTTTTTTTACGTCTATTTTCTTTGCATCCGTACTCCACACGACAGCAGAGCATTTGCATGGATGGCTTGGAAGAAAACACCGACAACAGGACACACCCCCTGCATTGCCGATCAGCGTTGGTTGAGCGACTGATAAAGGATTGGGTACAACGGTGGAACAAGGCCCAATCTATAAGTGAATTAACCCGTCAAGCGCACTTGGTTGCTCTTGTTTTATTTAGACGAATTAAGATGAATTATGCAAAACAGAGTGATGGAGAAAGGTGGTATATCCACCCTTGGAGAACCTATGCCTAAAGAAAAAACAATGGATTTATTTGGCTTTGAACAACCAAAAACACCGTCATTGACAGACGAAGGTTTTGAAGAATTTTGGGGGCTTTATCCCAAATGTGTTCGTAAAGGTGAAAAGTCAGCTTGCAAGAAAAAATGGGTTGAATCCTATTATTTCAGCCAAAAGCACATCATCTTGAAACACGTTCAATGGATGGCTACCACAGCGGCATGGTTGAAAGACAACGGGGCATTTATTCCAGCCCCCAAGGTCTATTTAAACCAACAGCGATGGGACGGTGCTGACGTTCCTGATTTAACGCCCAAACCCTTGATTGACCCCGCTTTGGCAAAGATAGAAGCTGACAGCAAAAAAGCCGCACCTATGCCAGAACACATCAGGGCAAAACTTGCGGAGTTACGCAAATGAAAGATTTATTTGGTGATGAGGAGTTTGATTGGAAAAAAGAATGGCAGGGAATGCCAGAGTTTATTCAGGATGATTTGTCAGAAATTCACAGCATTACAGTTCATTTTTTGACCACAGAGGACATGATTAAGTTTTCAGAATTGATTGGCAAAAACATTACTTTTACAACTAAAAGTGTTTTGTTTCCTGTAACGCAAACAGAAAAAAAGGTGTGGATAGATGAATCCTAAACACCCTGTTTACATTGTTTCTAAAGGACGATGGGAATCCCGGCTGACTAGCAAAGCGTTTGACGAAATGCAAATGCCTTATTTCATTGTTGTTGAGCAACAAGAATTTGATAAATATGCCCAAGTCATTGACCCATCCAAAATCCTTGTTCTTGATAAACAATATTTAAAAGACTACGACACTTGCGACAGTTTGGGAGACAGGCTAGGGGTTGGGCCGGGCGCGGCAAGAAATTTCTGTTGGGATCATTCAATCTCCATTGGCGCTAAGTGGCATTGGGTACTTGATGACAACATTGATGGTTTTTGCCGCCTTAACCGCAATGAGCGCCACAAAGTCACTTCTGGAACAATTTTTAAAATTGCAGAGGATTTTGTTGAGCGTTATGAAAATGTATCTCAAGCTGGCTTTGAATACCGTTTTTTTGCTGGTGGTAGCAGACGCAAAAAGCCGCCATTTCGCCTAAACACAAGGATTTATTCTTGCATTCTTAACCGTAATGATGTGCCTTACCGTTGGAGAGGACGCTACAACGAGGACACAGACCTTTCCTTACGAATGCTTAAAGATGGCTGGTGTACCGTATTGTTTCAATGTTTTTTGCAAAACAAAGCGGCAACACAAACCGTTAAAGGCGGCAACACAGCAGAGTTCTATGAAAAAGAAGGAACGCTTCCAAAATCACAAATGCTGGTTGATTTACATCCTGATGTGTCCAGATTGGCTTTTCGCTATGGCAGACACCATCACCATGTTGATTACAGCGAATTCCAGAAAAACTTGTTAATTAAAAAACAAGGAATTGAAATTCCAACAGGCATTAACAATTATGGAATGAAATTAAATGACGCACCATGAAGCAAACAGAATTCTTGACAGAACCAGAGAAGGGCAACAATTTAGCGAGTTTGTCATTCTCAGAGCGCTTGAACTTACGGGAGACTATGAGGGAATCGGAAGCAAGGGAATGGATCAGGCGCTTCAAAAAGAAAGCGCTGGAGGAAGGCAGGGGAGAAGCCCACTACTGGTGGCAACAGACCCTGTTAGACATTGCCAAGAAACGTGGGCAACCAGCCGCTGATGACTTACGCAAGCGCATGAACGAACAAAAGGATAAAAAATGATTTCCATCATGTTTACGGTGTACGGGCATCCCGTGGCCAAGGGCAGACCGCGGTTTTCCACAAGGGGAAAGTTTCCCGTTGCTTACACCCCTGAAAAGACAAAAACCTATGAATCTGAAGTTGGAATGATGGCAAAGGCGGCAATGGGTGCTTCACAAGCCCTAGAAGGGGCATTAGAGGCGTTTATTTACGTTACCTTTCCCGTCCCCGCCTCATACTCAAAAAAACGCACAGAGGCTTGTTTAAGCGATGTTGAGAAACATACAAAACGCCCCGATTTGGACAACGTAATTAAAGCGGTCATTGATGGCATGGACAAAATTGTGTTTTTTAACGATTCACAAATAACTTCTATCCACTCAACCAAAGTTTATGGCGAGGTGGCAAAGGTTGAAGTCATGGTGAGGCAAGCATGAGCAATAAAGCTATTTACGCCCTTTTATGTTTAATACTGATTGTCCATTGGGGATTGGTTGTTTACTTTTTTGGGTTTAAGCCATGATTTACACATTGCACAATAGCCAACAAGCCCACACAGTCTTAAAAGACTTGTGGCCCAAAATCAAAGAAACACTCCAAGCGGGCAAGCAGCTGCGCCTAGAAGTTAAAAAAGCCACACGCAGTTCTGACCAAAACGCCATGTTTCACAGTTTGATTGATTTGGTTGCTAAACAAATGAAAACGGCAGGGTCTGCCTGGTCATCAGACGATTGGAAAAGATTACTGATTGACCAATGGGCGCATGAGACAGGGCGCAAGATTGGCAAGGTTGCCCCAAGTTTGGACGGTGAAAGGGTTGTGCAGCTGGGATTGCAAAGCCACAAATTTACCGTTGAGGAAGGTTCTGAGTTTATTGAGTGGCTTTTGTGCTGGATGGCAGAAAAAGGAATAGAAGCATGATGTGTCCAGTTTGCAAAATTCGTGGCAACAAAGTTTTAGATACTAGGGCAAACCCCGAATTTATCGTTAGAAAGCGAGAATGCAAAAACGGTCACAAATATCAAACCAAAGAATATGCAATATCTGAAACACCAGTATGTGAGAAGCCAGAAGTTACTGAAGCTAGTGGCAGCTCTCTCTTGTCAAAACTGTGGCATGGACAATGGCGTTCAAGCGGCCCATAGCAATTGGGGTGGGGGCAAGGGCAAAGGGATAAAGGCAGACGATAACCTGGTGGCTGCGTTGTGCCTTAAATGCCATTATGAAATTGACCAGGGGGCGCACTTATCCAAAGATGAGCGCAAAGAAATGTGGCTAAAAGCCCACAAAGCAACGATTGAGGCACTTGGAGACAGATGGCCTCCAGAAGTGCCAATCCCTTACTTACCCTTGTGAGCCTTGTCCAAGCCCTGTGCCTCATGCTGCTTCAATTCTTTTTCAACAGCCTTAATGCGTGACATTTCAGAGCGATGCTCAGAAACCTTTTCGTAGTGCATAGGCTCACGGGGAGTTTTTGATTTAGCTGGGGTGATGATAAATTTTGAAGCCATGATAAATCCTGTTAAAATGGTGATTGACATTGTGCCATATTGGACATAAAGTCAAATCCATAAATTCTTTGCAAGGAAAAATCATGGGAAAAGCTGATACAACAATGGCTAAAAGCACAACTGGCGCAACACCCCCCAAAGGTGCTGCATCTTCTGACCGTACAGGCGAACGCATGGAAAAAATGCGTGGTGGCGTGGCTATGGGTAAGGAAGATAAAATGGGTGCTGACAAGCAATTTAATACTGGTCGCACAGACGGTATTTGCTACACCAAGACCAAATCAGAGTACCGTTAAAAAATGGCTGTCCCCCTGTCCTCCATGATGGGGATGGGACAGCCAGCCCCTGCAAGGGGAGTTGTCCCTGAACAAGCCCCTGCCAATCCTATAGAACAGGCGTATTTCCAACGCCTGATGAAAGCCTATCCTGAGTTAATTCAGGAATATGCAGCACATCCTGAATCAAAGGGTGGGCGCATTATTAACACAGACGTAGCCAGGGAAATGTCACCTGAATACAGGGCAGACCGCACCAAGTCAGCTGATGTGCATGAACCGTCTAGCGCTTTTATGAAGCAGCTGTATGCGGAAAAGCTGGCAAACCCCACACCCAAAGGCATGGATAACACCGTTGTCTTTAGTGCTGGTGGAACTGGTGCTGGTAAGACCACAGCGTTAGATTTATTGGAAAGTGTCGATCCCGCCTTGAAACGGTCGGAGATGATTTACGACACAAACATGAATAAATTTGACTCTGCTGACAAAAAGATCAAACAGGCATTAGATGCCAAGCGCAAGGTTCGTATTGTTTACACCTACCGTGACCCAGCTGAAGCGTTGGAGTTTGGCGCTTTGAGTAGAGCCAGCCGCATGGAAAAAGAAAAGGGTTCAGGCCGCACCGTCCCGATTGAGGAACATCTAAAAACTCACATTGGCGCACGAAAGGTCATTGAGGAACTCAAAGAGAAATACAAAAACAACCCAGGGTAAACATCCAAATTGTTGATAACTCTAAAGGTAAGGGTAAGGCTATTGCAAGCCAGCTTGACAAGCTACCTAAACTAGAGGAAAATGAAGTACGAAGGAGGTTACATGACACGCTTGAACGAGTTAGAAGCAGCGGCATTGGCGGCAAAGAGAGAATCTCCGATGCCATCTACCGTGGAACATCAGGAAAAGTTCGCTGATTACAAAGAAGGAAGAACCTTTGATTTAGAGAACAAGGGTTTTGCTGAACGCCTGGCTGCGGGATTAAACAAAGCAGTTTTGGCTAGAGAAGCAAAATGACTGAGAAATGCGAAAATTGTAAATATTTCCGTGATTCTCAGATTATGGGTAGTTGCAGACGCTATCCAACATTACAAAACAAACACGCTAACGATTGGTGTGGCGAGTTTCAAATTGTAGTTGCCATCATCCGTGAGCAGGATGTTTTGCCCGCACCAGCTGCGGGTTCTTTTTTACCTAAAAAACGTGGCAGACCAGCAAAGGAAGCTAAATGAACTTGCAGCCGTTGAAAGACAAGATTCTTGTTCGCCCTGAACAACGCATTCAAAGCACAATTTATTTTCAATCAGCAGAAGCTGAAAGCCGTGGAATAGTTATGGCGGTCGGGCCAGAAGCCCAGGCCGAGGGTTTGAATGTTGGCGACAAGATTGCATTTGGCACGTTCCACAAAGAATACAAAGACGAATACCTAAAGTTTGAGGAAATCAAACACAATGACGAGCGCTTACTCAAGATGAGTTGGCAAGACGTTTGTTTTGTAATGGAGGAATAATTATGGCGACTAAACCTGGCTTGTATGCCAACATCCACAAAAAGCAAGAACGTATCGAGCGCCAAAAGGCCGAAGGCAAGCCCGTAGAGCGCATGAGAACGCCTGGCTCAAAGGGCGCACCCACAGCAGCTGCTTTCAAACAATCTGCTAAAACGGCAAAGAAATGAAAAAGCACGACAAGCCCATAGAGCATAAAACTGTCGGGAAGGGTAAAACCTACAACCCCACAGAAAAAGGCGCTGGAATGACCGCCAAAGGTCGTGCTGAATACAACGCAAAGAACAACGCCAATCTAAAACCGCCAGCGCCAAACCCCAAGACCAAAAAAGATGAGGGCCGCAAGGCAAGTTTCTGCGCCAGGATGGAAGGCGTTGTTAAGAATGCTAAAGGCCCAGCTGAACGGGCTAAAGCCTCACTCAAGAATTGGAACTGCTAATGTTGGAACAAGTTAAAGCCCGAATTGCTGACCTTGAAAAGCAAAAAGAACAAATGCTGGCAAACTTTCATGCCATCTCAGGCGCTATTGCTGAGAATGAAGCATGGTTGCGCCAATTAGAGAAACCCGTAGAATTACCCAATGACTGAAACAACCGAGAAACGTCCTGTAGGCAGACCATCCCTTTACAAGCCAGAGTATTGTGAGGAAGTAATAGCCCTGGGCAAGATCGGCAAAAGCGTAGAACAGATTGCTTCAAGGTTAGGGTTTTCCCTGCGAACAATGTACGAATGGCGTGATGCACATGAAGAATTTTTGCACGCCTTAACAGAAGCCAAGGAACATGAGCAAGCCTGGTGGGAAGATCAAGCCGATTCTTACATGGTTGAGACTAAAGACGGGCCGAGATTGAACGCAACAATCTGGTCACGGTCTATGGCTGCACGATTCCCCAAAAAGTACCGTGAGCAAGTTAAGCAAGAAATCACAGGCGCTGATGGTGCGCCATTCCTGACGGGCATTCAAGTCAGCTTTGTAAAGCCCAATGAGTGATATTAGTCAAGCTGT